ATGACCCCCTTTGGGAATTACGTGCGCAGCAAGCGAGAAGAGGCCGGCATCACGCTGACCGAATTCGCCAAGCGCTTGAAGATCAGCCCAGCCTATTGGTCGCGGATCGAAACCGGCCGGGAAAACCCGCCCAAAGATGAATTAATAAAAGAGGCCGCGCAAATTCTGGGTGTGACCGAGGACGATCTGTTCATCGAGGCGAACAGATTCCCCCCGGACATGCAGCAGGATGTCGCAGAGGCTGTTCGTCTGTACCGCAAACAACACAAGAACACGTAGTAGGTGCCCATGTCAGAAATCAAGCTCCAGTACCGGCACAACCACCAGTGCCAGCCCCATTACCTGAATAACGCTGACATCGAGCGCGTAGCACTGGATGTTCGACGACAACTTGGTGTGTCCGATCGCCGGGCACTAACAATCCAGGACCTGGCCGGTATTGAACGCTTGCATGTAAATGGCGTGGCATTTGATGTCTGGGTTGACCTTGAGCACCCGATCCACGACAACGAGCAGGAGCCCATCCTCGGCCTTTTTGAGTTCACCCCGGAAAGTTCAGTGGATGCAGTGTCAGTTTGCGTGTCTCCCCTTGGGCCCAACATGAGCGCCGAACTGCAACTCTCCACCTTCGCGCACGAACTTGGACACGCCATTTTCGATGGTCCTGCGCTTGTGGCGCAGCATCGCAATCAACCCCTGGTAGACCTCACCGGCGCTGGCACCGTGCGCGCATTCCGTTCCGTGACGGAGACCACCGACCAATTGAATAAGGCTGGACAGCACCTGCCTTCACACATCCGCTTTTCAGAACTCAGGGCGAACGAATTCATGGGTTCACTGTTGGTGCCCCGCGAAGTGCTTTGGGAGGCAATCATGGATGAGGCGCCCAAGCACGCGCTCAAAATCAGCTACGGGGAGGAGACCTTGTTTGCCGAGACCCTGGACGGCAACAAGAAGATCATGTGGTCGCCGGTCACCTATGAAATGGACTGCTGGACGTTTACACGGACGCTGGCTCCGCACTTCGGTGTCAACCCAGCATTTATCGACGTGAGGATGATGCGCTACGGCATAGTTCCGGCTGATGGCAAGCCGAGTTGAATTCACCGGCTCTAGAGCGGGCACCTGCGGGTGCCTTTTCTTGAACCAAGACGTTAACCATTGACAAAACACTAAACGAACATGAACAAGAACATCGTTGATCAACACTACCTTGAGTCGGCCATGAACGCCGCTGCCACTCGCACCTACCGGCTCGCCGCAAGGCACGGGCTGTCCAGTGCTGAGCGTGAAGACATCGAGCAGTCGATCCTGCTCGAACTGCTTGAGCGGTACCCCCAGTACGACCCGGCAAAGGGGAGCATGAATACCTTCACCGGCCTCGTCTCCGAGCATCGGGCTGTAGAACTGTTGGATCAACTCATGAAGCAGCGCATCAGGATGACTGTATTTGAGCCACGGGATGCGGCAAACGACCCTGACTACTAAGCGAATGTGGGGGACGGCACAACTGGCGACAACGTAGTTCCGCTTTGGGCGGACGACCGGGACCTGTTCAGGGACAGCGAAACGCTGCATGACATCCAGGCCGCCCTGGCCTGCATGAGTCAGGACCAGCAGGATCTTTTCATCTTGATCGACAAACACCACGACATCCCCACCGCCGCCAAGGCCTCTGGGATGTCCAGCGCCACCTTCTACCGCCGTGTTGACGACCTGCGCATGCACTTGCGCATGTTCGGAATACGGCCGGCCGCCTGACCGACCGCGGGGTGGCTGAGAAAACCAGCCCCCTCGCTCGGTAAGAACCTTCAAGAACCACAAACGCCGCGCCCCTCTGGGCGGTGGTGGTAGGCCAACTCACGCCTGGAGATTTGATGTTGAACGCAAAAACCATTGTTGAAAACACGCGCAGCCAACTCGGGTTGGGCGTTAACGCTGGCGCAGCTACCCCACCGGTGTACGTGCCACCCGAAAAACTCACCGAAGCCGGTCTGTGCGACTGGATGGCTAGCGCCCTGGTTGGCCAGTCCATCCAGTACCACGAAGGCTTCCTGTTGCTAGACCGCTCTGACTCGGGCAGCGGCCTCGAGTCCAAAGACCGAAACCGCCTGCACGCACTGGCCAGGCGCGCCTGGATCGCCTGCGAGCTGGGGCTTGTCCACCTGTTCAGTCTGAAGGTGTCTGAAGGCCATTACCGCTACATCGCCGTGCGATCGGCCAGCACCCTCACACCCCCCGAAATCCGCACCCGCCTGCGCCAGGTAGGTACGCCATCCCCTGTGCCCGCCACCGGCACCCATTGAGAAAGAGAGTCCTCATGATCCCTGAACCCGATGCCCTCGACGAGGTGGGCAACTTTGTGATGGCAGAGCTTGAAAACCTGCCACTGGCGGACCTCGACCGCCTAATCCAGCGCGTGTCTAACGCTGAGGACACTGCCCGCCACTACAAGCAGTTCCTGCAAGGCGTGTTGCACCACCGCTTCGGTGAGCGGGCGCACCAGCTGCGCCAAGAAGTCGGCAAGAACACCGGTACGGTCCGCTTTGATGTGGATGGCCACACTGTGATTGCCGACCTTCCCAAGAAGGTGGAGTACGACCAACGCAAGCTCAAAGAAGCCGTCGAGGCCCTGCGCAAGTGGGGCGAAAACCCCGAGGACTACGTGAGCCTCGAGGTCAAGGTCGCCGAGGCCAAGTACACAGCCTGGCCGCCAGCAGTGCGCCAACTGTTCGAACCCGCTCGCACCCTCAAAGCCGGCAAGCCCACCTACAAGCTCGAGCGCATCGTGGACGGTGCCGTGCCCGAGGCAGCGAACGACAGCCAGTTTGGGGAGAACGACTGATGGCTATCACCCTTGCGCAACTCAACCGTGCTGGCGCGCCCAAGCCCCCGCGCATCCTGATCCACGGTGTGGCCGGCGTCGGCAAGACCACCTTCGCGGGTCAGGCCAACAAACCCGTGTTTATCCAGACCGAAGATGGGCTGGGCACCAACTCCGCGGCGAACTTTCCGCTGTCTCGGACCTTCGACGAAGTAATGGAGGCGCTGGCAGCGCTCTACACCGAGCAGCACGACTTCGCCACGGTCGTGATCGACAGCGTGGACTGGCTTGAGCCGCTGGTCTGGGCCAAAGCCTGCCGCGACAACGGCTGGAACTCGATCGAGGACGCTGGGTACGGCAAGGGCTACGTCGCGGCCCTGAACCTCTGGCGTCAGTACATCGACGGCCTCAACGCCCTTCGCGATGACCGGGGAATGACCGTGGTGCAAATCGCGCACACCGACATCAAGCGTTTCGACTCGCCTGAGCATGATCCCTACGACCGCTATGTGATCAAACTCCACGCCCGCGCCGCGGCATTGCTGCAAGAGCACTCGGATGTCGTGCTGTTCGCCAATTACCGGATTTCCACTGTCAAGGCGGACGTCGGCTTCAACAAAAAGGTCAGTCGTGCCGTGGGCTCCGGCGAGCGTGTGATTCACACGGTCGAACGCCCGGCCTTCCTGGCCAAGAACCGCTACGACCTGCCCGACACGCTTGCCCTTGAGTGGTCTGCCTTTGCGCAGGCCATGCCTGAAACCTTGCATCCCACCCTGATCCCTTCCACCACCACCCGCACCTGAAAAAGGAGAAATCACCATGGCTTCATTCGGACAAACCTTCGACGCATCCTCTGTCGCGCCCAGCACCAGTTACGACGTACTGCCCCCGGGCAAGTACCTCGGCCAGATCGTCGCCAGCGAAATGCGCCCGACCAAGGACGGCACTGGCCAGTACCTGTATCTGGAAGTCGACATCCTTGAGGGTCAGTACGCCGGTCGCAAACTTTTCGACCGCCTCAATCTGGTCAACGCCAATCCCGACACGGTAGAGATCGCCAAGCGCACGCTGTCGTCGATTTGCCGTGCCGTGGGCAAGATGCAGGTGAGCAACTCTGAGCAGTTGCATCTGATCCCGATCACCCTTGATGTGCGGGTGCGCCCGCCCAAGGGCCTGTACGGTGAGTCCAACTCCATTCGCTATCTGCCGCGAGGCGGTGCCAGCGGAGCGGTCGCTCAGCCCACACAGGCGTTCACGCCTCCCCAGGCTCCTATTGCTGCGCGACCCATCACGGCCGCCCCAACCGCCACCCCCGCAGCCAACGGGCTGCCCTGGAAGCGCCAGGCGTAAGGAGGACCCGGGCATGCATGAGCACGCTCCAGCGGCCACGCCGATCCGACTGCCCAGCACTTTTCAGGGCTGCCGTGAGCGGTTGGCCGCGCTTCATGATGAGATCGCGTCCATCCGGATCCAGATCGCCACGACCGACATCCGTCGGCAGACAGAAAAGAAGTCGCTCGATGCCACCTGGTTCCACCGGGCCAAGACGGCGGTGCGCTTGAAACAGCAGGAGCTGGCGCAGTTGACCGCTCACATGGCCAAGTTGAATGCGGCTGAACCTGGGGGCCACCGAGAGCGGTTCAAGGATGCGCTGATTGAGGTGCTGCGCGCCGACTGCGACGATGAGCGCTGGCAGTCAGCGGTGACCCGAGCCCGGGAGCTTCACGCGAAGCAGGGGGTGCAGCATGGCTGAATTGCCCAGCATCACCAGCCCCACCCGAGAGGCGATCTTCGCTGCCTACGAAGCCGACGCGGGAGACGGGTTTCGTGCCCACCTTGGCGCGTCGCTGATCGGCAAGGAATGTGAGCGTGCCCTTTGGTTTGACTTCCGCTGGGTCACCCGCGCCCAGCATCCTGGCCGACTCTTGCGCCTTTTTGAAACCGGTCAGTTGGAAGAAGCCCGGCTGGTTCAGAACCTGCGCCGCACTGGCGCGACAGTTCTCGAAGTTGATCCGGATACGGGTCGCCAGTTTCGGGTTCAAGCCCATGGCGGTCACTTTGGTGGCTCGCTGGACGGAGTGGCCATCAACCTGCTGGAGGCGCCCAAGACCTGGCACGTGCTGGAGTTCAAGACTCACTCGGTCAAGAGCTTTAACGACCTGATGGCCAAGAAAGTGCGCGAGAGCAAGCCGCTGCACTTTGCCCAGATGCAGACCTACATGCACCTCATGGGTTTGACCCGTGCGATGTACCTGGCCGTCTGCAAGGACACAGACGACGTTTACGTCGAACGGCTCGAGGCCGATCCGGCTTTTGCGCAGGGCCTATTGGCCAAGGCGGAGCGCGTCATCTTCGCGGCCACCCCACCGCCGCGCATCAGCACCGATCCTGCCTGGTACCAGTGCCGCATGTGTGACCACGCACCGGTCTGCCACGCGGGTCCAGCGGATGCGGCGGCCCCCGAGATCAATTGTCGAACCTGCCTGCATGCGACACCCGTCGACGGTGGGTGGCACTGCGCACGCCATGACCGTCGGCTGACAGAGGCCGACCAGCGCGCTGCCTGCGCCATGCACCTCTTCATCCCATCGCTGGTGCCGGGCCAGCAAGTCGATGCGGGCGAGGACTGGGTCGAGTACGAGTTCGCCAGTGGGAATCGCTGGCGCGACACCGGTATGAACAAGTATGCGAACACCTTTTAAGGAGCACAAGCATGAGCCTGAACCTGCGTCCCTATCAAAGCGGTGCCATTCAAGGCATCTACAACTACTTCCATGAGGACACCGGAAACCCGCTGGTGGTCATCCCGACCGCTGGAGGCAAGTCGCTGGTCATGGCCACCTTCGTCGAGGGCGTGCTCAAGGCCTATCCGGACCAGCGCATCCTGATCGTGACCCATGTGCGGGAGTTGATCGAGCAGAACTACACCGAGCTCAAGAAGCTCTGGCCACAGGCCCCCGCGGGCATCTATTCGGCCGGTCTTAAGCAGCGCGATATCCATGCCCGGATTCTTTTTGCTGGTATCCAGTCGATCCACAAGCGGGTCTATGACGTCCAGCAGTGTGACCTGGTGCTCATTGACGAGGCGCACCTGATTCCGCGCTCGAGCAACACCATGTACCGGCGCTTTCTGTCTGACTTGGCCCGCCTCAATCCCCAGATGAAGGTGATTGGCCTGACCGCTACGCCGTACCGGTTGGACTCAGGCCTTCTGCATGAAGGCGATGACGCCATCTTCACCGACATCGCCTATGAGGTGTCGGTGCGCGAGTTGATCGACCAGGGCTACCTCTCCCCGCTGATCTCCAAGCGCATGGCCACCCAGATTGACCTGACCGGCGTGGGCACCCGTGGCGGCGAGTTCATTGCCAAGGACCTGGAGGCTGCGGTCGACAAGGACTCGATCACCCAGGCCGCTGTTGACGAAATCTTCTCCTACGGCAAGGACCGCAAAAGCTGGCTCATCTTCTGCGCCGGTGTGGACCATGCCTACCATGTGCGCGATGCGATTCGTGCGCGTGGCGTGAGCTGCGAGACCATCGTCGGGGACACACCTGGTGCGCAGCGCGAGTCCATCATCAATGACTTCAAGGCCGGCAGGATTCAATGCCTGACCAACGCCAATGTGCTCACCACCGGGTTCAACGCCCCGGGCGTTGACCTCCTGGCCATGCTGCGTCCCACAAAGTCGGCGGGACTGTATGTCCAGATCGTGGGTCGCGGTTGTCGGTTGGCCCCTGGCAAGACCGATTGCCTGGTCTTGGACTTTGCCGGCAACATCGCCCGCCACGGCCCCATTGATGCCGTCAAGCCCAAGCGGCCCAAGGGCGGTGAGGATGGCGTCGCACCCACCAAGGCCTGCCCCGATTGCGACAGCATCGTGCACGCCTCGGTGCGCACATGTCCTGATTGCGGGCATGTGTTCCCGCCGCCCGAACTCAAGATCGAAGCCAAGGCCAGCAACCTGGACATTTTGACCTCCGGCAAGTCCGAGTGGGTACCGGTCACCCGTGTCTCCTACGCCCGA